AGGTTTCTTGACCAGCTTGGAGCAGTCAGGCGGCACTGAGGACACAGCTACCTACAGCGCTACCTTTGAACTGTCTGGAGAAGTAACTGAGGCGACTATCTGATGATAGAAATCAACGGCAACGAATACCCAGTGCGCTATTCGATGAAGGCGCTGAAGAAGTTTGAACGCAAGGCAAAGGTCAACGTGTTCAGCTTGTCAGATCCTTCAAAGCTCTCAGCCGATGCCTGCGCTTTCTTATGCTTTGTTGGCGTAGAGTGCGGTTGCAACTTTGAAGGCGTTGACTTCGATATGGAGCTGCAAGAGTTCGAGGAGCACATCACGCTTGCACACGTCACACAATGCTTTGACGTGCTCGGGGAATACAACGAAAAAAAAGCGTAGACGGTAACGATAAGCCTGTAGGGTGGCCTGACGTTATTCGGATGGGGATGGGTGTGCTGCACCTGTCCCCTTCTGCGTTCTGGGACATGACGTTTGGTGAGTTGAGCCTAGCGCTGGAGGCCAACCGTGAGACGGCAGAGATGCAGGAGCGCTTTGAATGGGAGCGCACCAGATGGCTGGCCACAATCTACATGCAGCCCCATCTACGGAAAGGCCGTAAATTGCGACCAAAGGATATGATGCAATTCCCTTGGGAGCGACCAAAACAAAACGCTAAGAATTTAACCAAGGAGGAACTGCTGGAAGCAATTAAAGAGCGCGACGAATGGCAAAGCTGAACGATCTCATAGTAACGATAGGCGCACAGACCAAACAGTTTGACAAGGCGCTGGGCAGCAGCATGTCCAAGATGCGCAACTTTGGACGCAGCACGAAGCGCCTTGGTAAGAGCATGACGATGAACCTGACGGCGCCAATCGCGGCGCTTGGGTTCACAGCCGTCAAAGCATTTGACCAGCAGCAGAAAGCCATCGCACAAGTCGAGGCAGGCCTGAAGTCCACAGGCGCAAGCGTAGGGTTTACCTCGAAGCAGCTGCAGAAGATGGCGAGCGACCTGCAGAGCAAGACGCTGTTCGGTGACGAGGAGATTCTAAAGGACGCGACGGCGCAGCTGCTGACGTTTACGAACATCACAGGCGACCAGTTTGCTAAGAGCCAAGAGGCGGCGCTCAACCTTGCCACACGTTTGGACGGCGACCTAAAGAGCGCCAGCATTATGTTGGGTAAGGCGCTGAACGATCCAGTGGCCAACCTCAGCGCTATGAGCCGCGCAGGTATTCAGTTTAGCGAGGACCAGAAGGAGGTCATTAAGTCGCTGGCGGAAAGCGGCAACATGGCGCAGGCGCAAAGCATTATACTTGAGGAGCTGGAGAAGCAGTACGGCGGCAGTGCTGAAGCTGCAGCCAAGGCAGGCACGGGTGGCCTCAAGCAGCTGGCCAACGCATTTGGTGATCTGCAGGAGGAGTTTGGTAAGGTCATCATGGACTTCATGCCACCAGTCATTGACGGCCTCAAAAATATGCTAAAGGCATTCCAAGGACTAAGTCCACAGGCCAAGCGGTTTATGGTCATTGGCTCAGGTATTGCCGCTGCATTGGGGCCGCTGCTTGTAATACTGCCGTCAATCATTCAAGGCTTTATGATGCTAATGTCACCAATTAGCTTGGTGATTGGTGCCATCGTTGGGCTGGGTATTGCCATCGTGACGTTTGCCGATGAGATAGCGCCATACATTACTGGCGTTATAAACTTCTTCATCACGCTTTACAATGAGAGTTCAGCCGTTCGCACAATTATTGGCCTGATTAAAGGCACTGTGATAACGGTGTTCGATTTCTTTGCGTTTGCTGTCAACAATGTCATTGCCAGCTTCCGCGACCTCGGCAGCATTATCAAGGCGGTAATGGAGCGCAGATTTGGCGACATACCTGCGTTAGTTGGTAAGGCGTTTACAGATGCAGCTGACCGCACTGCAGAGTTCGGCAGGAAGGCGGCAGAAAACTACACGGAAGCCGTCACGGATGAACTTAGTCGTAATCCGCTGGACTTGGTGACGGACGAATCTGTGGCCAACGCCATCAAGAACCTTGGCGGTTTACGTCAATACATTGCCAACTTGATGAGCGGCGGCGGTGGTGGCACGGCAGATGCTGGAACACCAACACCACAGGTGGGCAGCTTGCTTGCTGGACTTGGCGCAGGCACAACAGCGCCAACTGTAGAAGGTGAGCTCAACATCGTCGACATCGACATGCCTGAAGACGTAGTTGAGGACGAGGACATTGACGCAGTCATAGCAACAAGCACAGCAGTACAGAACCGCGTCAATGCAATGGCGCAAAGCGTGGCAGGTTTTGTAGATAGCGCCTTCCAACAAATTGCAAGCGGCACGGCTACGTTCGAGCAGGTGATGCTCGACATGATCAAGCGCTTGGCTATGCAGCTCGCGTCACTGGTTGCACAGTTCATGATTCTGTCTGTGTTGTTCCCATCAGCTAACATGGTCAAAGGCGGCCTTGGCAAGTTCATAGGCAGCGGCTTTGGTCTGCCAATGATGAGCAATGGAGGCCTTTTCACAGGCGCATCACTTGCAATGGTAGGCGAAGGCTCAGGTACTAGCAGCATCAACCCTGAGGTAGTGGCACCGCTCGACCGCTTGCAGAGCATGATGGGCGCACAGCAGGTACAAGTCACTGGCCGCATCTCAGGACGCGACATCTTGCTGACCAGCGAGCGCAATGCAATTGACCGTAACCGAGTAAGAGGTTTCTAATGGCTGACCCGATCCGACTATTTGCAGAGTTTACTGACGACCAAGGCACCGACTGGCGCCTAAACATACATGACAGCGACTACGTTGGTAGCGCTTACGAGTTCAACCTAGGCGCCGACGGTTTTGTGCTGCGATACAGCGGCAACAATGAAGACCGCCATCAACCCATCATCGGCAGCGAGGTGACGTTTACGCTCACGGAAACCACCACCGAGCACACGACGTTCATGGACTTGCTGGCTACTTCAGCCGAACAGCGATTCAGTGTTAGCATACGAAAAGACCCTGACGGCACCGACGACTTTTGGTGGGGCGGCGTGCTGTATCCTGAGCAAGTAGTGCGACCATACGACGCCACGCCAATTCAAAACACACTCACGGCAGCTGACGACCTCGGCAACCTGCAAAGCATACTGTACGACAATGACGGCAGTGCATATACAGGCGCAGTTTCAACAGTCGATCACTTGTTGAATTGCCTAAACAAGACGCGAGCCACGCATCTCTGGAGCTCGGACGACTTCCTGTATTACGTCAATGACTTTAAAAGCGATGACTATGCAGGCAGCAATCAGCTGGAAGACACACGCATCAGCCACTATGGTCTTTACAATCCTGACAGCAACGGACAAAATCAATTTCGCAGCACGTTTGATGTGTTGGAAAGCTTGGCCAAAGTATGGAACGCTCGAGTGTTTCAGGCTCAAGGCAAATGGTGGTTCCTGCCTGTAGGTGCACAGAAGTACAGCACGACCTTGACCGTGGAAGGGACGCAAAAGGACGGCACTGCAATCACGCAACAAAGCATAAGCGCAACCAAAGCCTTTGACAGTACGTTTGAGCGCTTGCGAGGTTATGAATACACGTACCTAGTGCCGCTCAAAACAGTCAGCAGAGTGCGACGATACAACGGCAACTACCCAATTGTGTTTGACAGCGTCTACACTGAGAGCGAGTTTGGCACTACCAAGAGCGACACCGATATTGATTACGACACGGGCACCGTCTTTGCTGTCAGCGGCACGCTTATCTACAATTACGATGGCGACGGCACAAGCACAGGCAACGAACGCGTCGGACGCGTGCGCTTGCAGTTTACCATCAAGGCGGGCACTAAGTACCTGCAGAGAAACGTAACATACGACGGCTCGCAGCTTGTGTTCTTTGGCTTTGGCGATCTAGATGAGTGGCCGTATGAATACACCAGCCACGTCTACGGTGACGTAAGCTGGGAAAGCTCATCATCTACCTTTAGCATCGTAAGCGAGATATTTGACAAGCGCGACGGCGGCGAGCTTGAGCTGCCATTCTACATCTTGACACCTGCATTGGCCTCAGACGAGAACGGCCTCGACATTACCATTGACATTTTTGGCATAGACGACGACGGTGCAAATAATACAAACCTCGTAGCCACATCAGGCGCTGACTATGACATTAGCGTGCTGCGTGCAGACATCGTAGAAGGCACCGCGCTCGGAGATACAGTAGAGTTCACAGCGACTAACAGCGACGACGCACGTGGCACTATTAATCAAGGTGAGGTTTTGTTTGGTGATGAAGAAACGCAAAACGCTGACGGTATTATACGAGTGCTGAGTGGCGTCAACTACATTAGCACGGACGCGTGGGATAGTTTAAACGACACGACGGCTGCGCTTGGAATCAACCGACTTGCAGTCAAAGAGATACTTGCAGGCCAGCGTAAGGCGACCAAGGTGCAGCGCGGCGAAATATTTGGCAGTCAGGTTTACATGTGGCAAGTACTTAACGACGCCGGTGAATATTATGCACTGTTTGAAATGACGTACACAGCACGGCCTGTATACACGCAGCTTGAGGCGTTCTACTTGACTCACGACCCCAGCACCGTGACAACTGCAATCAATGACCCAATCAATACGAATGACCCTATCATTCTTGATCCGATTGTAGGCATCGCAGGAACTGGCGACACGTTCAACAGGTATGCAGGCAATGGCTTTGCACAGCTTGGCAGCCGTGACCAGCGCGTCAATCGTACTATGACACATATAAACGGGCGGACCTTTAATGTGCATGATGAGGACCTGCATATTTTCAACACTTGGTCAGGCGCAAATGGTACTTCAAACATTACACTGCCGCCGATTGCAGAAAGCCATGGCCGAATAATACAGTTTCACAGCGACTCAACGATAAGCGCGAATACAGACGTAATACTTCGACCTGATAGCGGCGACACATCAACGACCATAGACGGCGCTGGCAGCTACGCATTCAACCGAGAGTATGACGGCATCACTATCCTCGGCCACACCGACGACAACTGGTACATAATCCAGAAAAAAGAAAAATGATTTTCATTATCTTGGCGACTGTGTTAGTAAACATGGTATACAAAGCTCGGCAGTACGGACGCGGCGACGTTGCTGACATCATCATCCTGATAGCTGCCGTTGCAATAGCATTACAATGAGGTACTTCAATTATCATGAGTTCGACTGCCCCATGGAGGGAAAGGGAAGTGGTGAGCGCATGATGGATGATACCTTTCTTGACATGCTTGATCGCGCTCGCGCAATCGCTGGGATTCCGTTTGTAGTGACGAGTGGCTACAGATGCGAGGCAGAAAATCGGAGGTGTGGAGGGGTAAAGGACTCGGCGCATATGAAGGGCCTCGCGGCTGACATCCGCTGCAGGAACTCACGAGAACGCGCTTATAT